TTAACGTCTAAAAAGAAACAAACCATTACCAAAACTCTTTCCACTTCCAACGCCCAACATTTGCAAATCTTTCAAAGAATCACTATCACGAACTCGAATTGTGCCTGTTACATCAACAATTGCTTTTTGTGACTTTCTACGCTTCCCCATTGATTGAACTCCCTTTCTATAAAAAACCACACTATCCAAAAGCTCAAATGCTTCATTTCTTTCACCAACACCACCCAACCAGCGTGGAATGACTGTTTGGGCTGCATCATTAAATGATGTCCCCCGAGTAAACTCATCCGATACTATGGCATGTGTGACAACATCAGCCTTAGATCGCTTTCCATTTTTATCCCTTATTGTTGTTACTGGGTTTGCACGTAGAGAAAATGATAACAATTCCCCACTATTAACTGAAAGAGAGTATGGCTTTGTTTGAATGTTAAACATATTTCGAGTATCTGTTGGTTGTTCCTTAGAAAGAACCATAAAAACACCATTGTCTTCACGAAACAAAAAGTCTCTCTTCTTTTCTGTATCACCCAAAAACAATTGCCAAACAATGTTATGTTTGCCTCCTGCTGTCATCTCTAACAGTGAGAATTTTTCTGTGTCTGAGATGTCATTACGTAGCTTGACCTTACTCAAGAACATGATATTTCTTCCTTTGATTTTAATAGAAGGGATAGTATAATAGTAATTTAGATTAATGAATGTGAACTAGGCCAAGATTTTTTGATATTACTTCAAAAAATCATCAATCACACTCAAAACAGAAGAATTTTCAACCAAACACTTTGTCTTCCCACCAAAACGCTTCATCGGTTTATACGAATAATCACATACTTGTTCAACCAATTGTTGTTCCAATGTAAAAGCATCAAACATATTCATATGAACTTCACGAACAACATCAACAGTATACCCAACTCTGCGAATTTCGACAGATCGCTTATCAATAGAATTTGTTGTGATTCCATAATTCAAAAATGATTCTTTCTCATTGGAGAGTCGAATAACATACAACCGACCTTCCCAATCTCTTCGATCACGGTTAACATCGAATGCCTTTTCTGAATAGGCACCAAATGTATTGCCCTGATATTGATCACAAGCTGGGCAGGCACCACCACGCAAATGCTTATTGGGAGTTTGCTCAAATTTTCCATGTTCAGAACATGAAATGGTTACTGGTGTGTAATAATTCTTATACTCAACATCTGAATAATCATAGGTGTGACCGTGGCGACTTTTTGCCTTTATAATAAATTCTTTGGTATTTGAAAGATTATTTTTTGCTTTTTTCTCATCACTACATCGGCTACACCCATGTCCCAACAAATGGCTATCAGGACGTTGCTCAAATTGTCCATGTTTAGGACAGGATAGTTTTACATATGTGCGACTTGTCACGTACTCAACTTCAGAATAATCAAAATGATCACCATGAATCAATTTGCTATTGTGGATGAATACAGCTTGTTTATCTGTGCAGGGACAATTTGAAAAATCGATCCAACGTCCAGAATATTCAGTTGCGTTTGTATCCATCCCCGCGAACCATTTAATTGAGTTCATGCGCAGGGTTTGGATTTCGTCTCTAGTTTTAGTTTTCATGGAATCAGTATAATTAATTTTCAGTATACTGTTAGTGATTTAGTTCACATTTATTCAATTAGAGATCAGATAGCTGTACATGCATCCAGTCAAAGTTACGCTTTCTACCGAGTGACGTAGCACCAACATTTTCCCATGCTTTCCAGAAATCATTATATTCTGGTCGGGCAAGTGATGCCCTAGATGAATCCCATCGGAGCGAATTTTCTTGCGGTATCCAGTCACAGGAAATTCCAAATGCGTGTGTTGATAGTTTGCTGCCTGATCGCATACGGCGATAATTAAAACAGCCTCCCCAATAATCTAATTTTAACTCTTCAATACCATCTTTGCCATAAACAGATAAAATTTCTTCCATCGCTTCTCGAAATGGTTCGACAGCTAATTCATGACAGGTAAATCGTGTTATTGTCGTATCCAAATCCCATGCCAATTTTAGTTTATACGGAGAAGTTACTTTTGATTGTCGTGTTCCGGGTTCACCAAATACAGATTTGATGTCTCTATATCTAGGCCAACTATATTTTGGTTCTGTGGTTTGCTCATCTCGCCAATTAGAAACACTCCCCTTCGTTCGTAACTCAACCAATGATTCATAGGCATACTCCGTATTTGGTCCCCAGAAGCCATCTATAACGATATCGTCTAATTGTGACTCTACCACTGTCAAATACTGCAAAAATCCTACGATACGGCGTGCGAGAGGCCATGTAGACGGTACTGCGCTAACCAGATTCAGGGCATCTGCTGTATTTCGGCCCATCATCCCATCTACTCGCAAATTACGATTGTATAAGCGATTCAATTCACTCTGAACAAATTTAATCAGTTGACTTCGTGTTGGTCTTCCCATTTTCACCACCATAAATATAAGAGTCTTATCTGTACTTATGGAATTACTTCAATTTATGAGCCAAAAAACAATCCAAACAAAATTGAATTATGTGGATCACACTCCTGATATTAAAAAGAGTATGCTTGGTAGAAAAATATCAATTTATCGTCCGGGAATCGATCCAGAGACAGGATTGGCAAATTCAATCACACATAAACTACAAATTATCGATGTCAGGGAAAATGTAGTTAAATGCAACACAAAGGATGGTGATGTCGTCTATCTAGACATAGATGAAGTATATCTTGCACTAAAAGGTTCCTAATCCTAGAGATATGTGTTACTATTGGTCGGTAACAAAAAAATAACCAAGGATAATAAAATGAAAACATTATTTGCAGCACTGCTATTGACAATATCATCAATTAGCATAGCCAATGGCGCTACTATTAACGGTCGGGAAGTTGAAGTTCCTAAAGATTCCACATTAGAATCTGAATGTACTGAATTTTCGTGCATCCTATCTAAAAATGGCATTAATTTTATGTCCAGCAATGGTTTTGAATACGTTATTATTAATGATGGTGAAGCTACCAAGATCTGTGATTTGGCATGGAATAACGGAATGCAAGGTCTTATTTCAACCACTAAATATGTTAATGGAGCCGCGTTTACGACTCGTTGTGATTTGCGTTAATTTGAAATAATATGAAGCATGAAGCAATAAAAAAAATATTTGAAAATAAAAAAGAATCTTCCCCGAAAAGGAAGAAGATGAGTGGCCGACCCAGAAAGAATAACGGCAAAAAACCAATGCCCTATAATGGTATTGGTGCGGGGAAATTTCTAGTCTATGAGCAGGCTAAATTGTTTTGTCATGCAGCGGAAATTATCACAACAAATTCTGAGTATAAGGAATGGGTCAGGATAAAAAAATATAAATTCTTGCCATTAACCCCCAATATAACTTATGGTGATAAGTGGGAAGGTTGGGGAGAATATTTGGGTACTGGTACACTACCACCCCAAGAAAGGAAAGATTACAAGAATTATCTCGATGCGAAATTTTTTGCTCAGAAAATGGCAAAGAAGTATGATATAAACAGTCAGAAAGACTGGCTCAACTTCTTAGATGATCAGGCTCTGTTGCCCATGAACGAACGAGACACAACAACTGATGTCTATCGCAACCCAAATTATTACTATGATGAGTGGGAGGGTTGGGATGCGTTCTTGGGCAAGACCATGAAACATACGGTTGATGCACTCCAACAGAAAGAGAGAATTGAGCAGGAAGTACAGGAAGATTTTTTCTCTCAATATGATAATAAACCATTACTCACGGTATTAGCAAATGTTGATTCTGCAAATAAATCTCTCATCCAAGTTATCATCAACAGTGACGGTCTATTGAATATGTTGATGGTGTGCGATAAGTGTGTCGGTGATATTGCAGGGATTTTCCACTATAACAACAATCTGAATGATGATATTCTCCATATCTTAACTTCCAAAGGACTTGATCGGGGGAATAGGGTGTTTATGGTAGAAGACATCAATTTTGTCATAACTGAATTGGATACTCTTCTAGGGCAGGTGCCTAAAAAACACTACGAATAATTACTATTTTTCATATCATTAATACAAGAACGAAGTTCTACTGGAATTTCATCTTTAACCGTAGTGACGACAAAATCATTCATTAGTGTAATAAATCTAAGACTTATATTAGATAACACTCGATCATGATATCGCCTAGAGAATAAATCAACGATTTTATCTACCTTCTTTCTACTGGTAAAAATGTGAGCTTGGGTGATGTCGTCAACAAATTCTATATTTTCTGAAAAATTCAGATTTGGAAGCCATTTTCTCTTGTATTTAAAATAGTCGCCCAATAATTCTTCAGTCTCATGACCATTCTCTGCAGCATGATCGTTGACACTTCTAGCAACACTATCGATTCTTTTTATGATAAACATACTATTATATTATTCGGTTTTAAATTAGTGTAACACAACATTATTACAGTTTCAACACTTGAAATCATAATAAATTTTGTCAAAAATGTCCTATTTTTATGATAAAAGATTAAATCGTATAAAATTTTGGCCTTTGGAGCATAGATACTTATATGAAGAAATTTTTGGAGCGGTAGTAATGTACTTTTTACTTTTTGACGATAGAACCAAGCAATATTACCATGAATTTGATGGTTGGGTAGATCATATTGTGTTGGCATCATTTTTTAATTATCTCAGTCAAGCTGAGGAAGTTATAATTAAGAAAAATGTTGGGCACCTTATTATATTGACAGAAGTTGAAGATCACTCTAAAATTGATATCCGTAAAATAGTAAAAAATTTGAAGGAACTATAATGCAGGAATTCTCGTTTACTAAAGAAGATTTTACTCTAGAATGGTTTTCGGGAACCGGACCCGGTGGACAAAATCGGAATAAAAAAATGGCTTGTTGTAGAATAACACACAAACAAACTGGTCTTAAATCACAATCAACCAAACATCGAAATCGTGTTGCGAATCAAAAGGATGCCTTTGAGCAACTGGCTCAATTGATTATAGAGCATTATCGTGCCCTAGATCGCGTAGAGCGCGACATAAATACTAATACGATCAGGACGTATCATGTGGAAAGAAATGAGGTTAGAGATCATTTAAGTGGTGTTAGGCGTCCATTTGATGTTATCGAAGATAATTTAGATATTATGATAAAATCTAGAAAACTAGCAACCAACGATGGATAATTTGGAGAAACGGTATGAAATGTGAAAAAACCAAAGACGATTCATTGAAGAATTTTCTAGTATCATCCGATGGAGATTTTCTATTAAATCAAGTTACCACGAAACATATCCTAGCTTATAATGTTTATTACTTAGATTTGAATAAAAAAATAGGTACGATATCTTTCATTGATCGAGATCCTACTATTGAATGTATATTTTCTAGTGTTGATCTTGATGATGATCTGATTTTATCGAATGATAATTTCATATCCGAAGATGGGAAAGTTAAATTGGTCTGGGGTAGTGGGGTTAATTTTATGGTGAGGGAGATTCAGAAAAGGTTAAAATTGAAAAAAGGGTAATAACCATTTTAATAAATTATACAATATAGAAAGTTTCAAAATTGTGAATTAGTTCAATTTATTGATCATCTAAAATATGTATGGTAATTAATCACAAAAAACAACAATGATAATTATCATGACAAGCAAAAAAATAGAATATTTCACAAAAACACAATTAAAAGAGCGAGGATGGACTGAGGGGAGTATTAAAAAATTCATGCCAAGCCCCTCTGTTACAAAAACAAATCCCAGATTTAGTGGTGGACATCCGATGAAATTGTATTGTGTGGAACAAGTTAATAATATAGAACTCTCTACATCATTTCAGCAATGGTATCAAAAAACGATAGTTAGTAGACGGAAAAAATCAAACGCAGCGACTAAAACAGTAAAAAATAAGAAAGATACTATCATCAGAGAGTTTAATTCGATCAACATCACTCTTAAAAAAATTTCATACGAAGAGGTGATAAGGCGTGCAAAAAATAACTACTGTGAGTATAACAACATTCCCAATTCTTATTTGAATGAAGCAGATGATAATTTCATCCATAGAATTTCTGTAAATTGGCTCCGACACTCTGTTTCCAATTACGATTATAATGTTGGAAATTTATCTGGCCGTATTGGTAAACAAGAGGCGTATGCTATAATAAAAAATAGAATTTTAGATTTGATTGCAGAAAAATATCCAATATTGGAGAATGAGGCTCTCCGTCAGAAAAAGTGTGTTTAGAGTAAATTTTTCTCTTCAAGAACTTCAAACACATTTTTTAATGTATCCGACATTAACTCATCTGTTAAATTTTCAGGATCAACCACTAAAATAATTGGCGTCCCCCGAGTGGGTATTGTAAAAAATGCATGTTTATCAGTCTTATTTCTGTGGAATGCGTTATTACAAAGATATGCCGTTTTACCAGAGGGTGATGTCATTGTTATTGGTGCAGACATGATGATATCATTCATAATGTTTTTAGTCGGTTAATCACCCTTTTTACTGACTCAATTTTAGCTAACTGATCCTCATACATAATATAATTTCTAGATAACTGATCTGATAAATCGACTCTGACTACATAGGTATTTTCGGAGTAGTTCATGATTGCGTGCAACGAAACGATTTCACCAATTACATTACTCGAATTTATTCTAACTGTAGATCCCACGTTAAATTTCATATATTATACAACTCTCCATATGTGAGTGATTTGATTGTTTGAAATTTTGAAATAACCAGACTTATTTTTTACTGCCACAGTATACATGGGATTGCGTCCATTTTGCTCAACTTCCTTTACTACCCCAGAATATTTAGCCCTATAGTAACCACCACATGGGGTTCCATTATCATCTGTTGCAACACGCATAATCGTAAAATTGATTCTATGGCCGGGGGCAATAATAGTATTTTTTATCATAATACTATTTATGATTTTTTAATAGCCTTCAATCTTTGAATGGATGGATCAAAATCATTTATTTTGTAAGTGTCGTTTGGTTGCAATTCAAGAATTTCATTAGGATATTGATTATAGATATATGTAATTCCCGTGGGAATATGGAAAAATACATCACCATTATCAAATTTAGAAAGATCAATATCATCTAACTCGTGGTAGACATTAGTTACTTTTATTTTGGGGGGTAATAATTGGCATTATGTTTTTATACTACTAATAGTTTTAGAACGACTTACAAAGCCCTTAATATCTTCATAATCTTCCAATCTCAACATTGGAAAAATTGTGACTAAATTGTTATTTACTGTCTCCCACTCTCCATCAACTGGGGTGTAAGAAACCAAATTTCCGGGTTCATCCTGAACAAAAATCAAATCACCACTCAAGTCATTCATCTTCAGAACCCCGACCAAGATTGTGTTGGTAGACTTTGAATTTCCTGTCAGTTTTATATTCCCCAATCCTTTGGACCGTATATTGATAAACAAAGAATAAGTGTGTATGGACATTTAATACAACCACTCTACTATCTTCATCCTCTTTATTATTAATAATATTATTTCGTATTCGTAAATCATCCCACTCTAAAATATCACCAATTGCATACTTCGGCTTGCTTAAATCTAGACCCTCCCTCTTTCTCACCCTCATCATAATATTTAATGTAAAAATAAACATTATTATAATAATCAGTGCAAAAACAAGAGGAAGAATCCAGATTAGGTTATTCATTACATATTCCTAGTTTGCGTTGTCGTCAATGAAGGGATCAATGTCTTCATCATTATTGAGTCCAATGAAGTGACTATACCTTACCACAACATCATGTGGATCAGTGTCAATAACATCCTCGTTAAAGATGTCAACTACGGAGATAGCTTGTAAATCCGTACTAGGAGATGCCATATTAATATATTCAATAACTGCTGATACATTATCGGTTAGACCTCGAACCCAAACCAAATTTCCTGTGACAATCGTGTTAATCCAGCGTTCTCCAACATCTACAATATTATCAGATGTAACGGAATTTGAATTAATCACAAGATCACCTACGGATTTGGTACTTCTCGTAGCAATTCGGTTTTGGATAGCAAAGGGTGTAAAATCCCACTTCGGTCCCAAGACTGCACATCCTGATCTGCCTTGATCTACACGACCGGGACACCCACCATTATAATCTTCATCACCATTATCGTTAGCTGGGCCATGACCACACTGGACATCATTATAAATGGGATCACCCGATCTACGTGGCCTATAATCCGGGTGAGATTTAAGTAAATCACTAATCTGAGGCACAGTTAGGGAACCACGCACTCCAGTATCGTAGCGAGTTGTTCTTATTCCGTGATCATAAGTACTATCAACAAAGCAGTGATTATTAGCCATGTAACTATCAGCCCAAGAAAGTCCATTAGGTGATCCCGCACCAGTTCCTTTAATTGGATTACGTGTAGTAATACCACTATTTGTTGTTTCTGTTACTGGTGGCGGCTCTGGTGTTGGAGTAGGTGTTGGAGTAGGTGTTGGAGCTACTACCACAACGTCACTGGGAGTAGAAGGTGCTGAACCCCCTATCACACCACTAGAACACGCAACCTCATTGCCCTCACGGTCACAATCTCGGCGGTCATGGCCCGCTGTAGCACACTCATCATCAAACAGACTATGAGCAATAGCTACAGATGATGCTACAACTGTACATGCACCCTCTTCCAGAACAAAGTTTGCAAAAATATCTACCTCTTCTTCAACGACTGGCTCGGGGGCAGGAAGTACCACTGGGGTTTCTGGCACATCACCACTAACTTCAAATTCTAAAACATGTACATCATCAGTTGATATGGATGACGTTGGAATCCCACCACCACCAACAATCAATTCATTTCCAATGATTCGAGCTGTAGGTGAGAGTAGACGACGCTTCATAGTAGAAATCACTTCCCATGAGTCTTCAACGGGATCATATCGGAGTACGTTTGCTGATCTACCACTCTGCCCACCCACAACATAAATGTAATTACCGTGTGTGAATGTCCCTGCCTCACTATGAGATTCGACATAAGGTAAATCGGCTACCCGAGTCCAAGTATCCGCGCTTGGATCATAATAATGTACATCATCTACATTAATACCATTAGTTGATAGTGTGCAATTACCACCTCTATCATGATTGTGTTGGCCACCAATTGCATAAATTCGTCCGTTCCATACTGTAGTCGAAAAATGGTTTCTGGCACTGGGCATAGGTGCGGCATTAGAACGCCATTCTGCATCAGGATCAGTTAGGTCTAGGGTTAAATGTGTTGCAACATCACACTGTGCATTACGATCAAATCCACCAAAGTAATGCAAAGTATTATTGACTACGGCGGCACCACCACCCGCACCTGCAGTCGGTAGGGATGGTCCAGTTCGAAACGTATTTGTTGTGGTATCAAAGACCCACACTCTATTGGAAACATTACCGGGATGACTACCAATTCGGCCACCAACAATCCAAACGTTTGTTCCATCAACAGCAATACCATTATGAGTTACTGCAGTTCCTATGGACCCTACTGCGGTGGTATCTGCAACAATTTCCCATGTTCTGGAACTTGGATCATATCGCTCAACCGTCTCCTCAATTCTAGTCTGTTGTCCAAATCCATTAAATGAATATATGAATCCATTCACCAGCGCAGTAGAAGATTCATTTCGTGCTCGTTCCATATCAGTCTGTTTGACCCATTCATTATCTGTAATTGGGGTCAATAGAGCAGCAGGTTCTCCAGTAACAGGAACTTCATCTACAGGAGTTTCTGGTGTAACAATTGCGGAAATACCTTCCCCTCCCTCAGCAACGGGGTCTTCGGCTGTAGGATCTTCATCAACTGGAGTTTCAGTTGCAGGATCTTCCGGCGTAACTATTACAGAAATACCCTCTTCCTCTTCCACAACAGGATCAACAGGATCAACAGGATCAACAGGATCAACAGGAATTTCAATATTTTCAACTTCCACAACATCGAATAAATGATGAATTACACCATTAGATGCAAATACATCAGGTATTTCAATTCGAGAATCTGAAATATAAACAAACCCATCAATAATTTCTACCGATAAAACACCATCCCCCACAGTCGAAAGTAACTGACCATCCATAGTTAATAATGTTTCTAATGGAAAATTACCCAATACTATATAATCAGATACAAATTCAACTAATTCGGGAATTGATGCACTCTCAATAGCACCAGAATCAATAAGGGCTGTATTCATGGGAGCAAACACCGTAAAACTTGTATTATCATCAAACAATTCATTAATTCAACAACTGGATCTTCAACAACTGGATCTTCAACAACTGGATCTTCAGTCACTGGATCTTCAGTCACTGGATCTTCAGTCACTGGATCTTCAGTGGGTACACCATCTTCCTCAGTTTGTGCTGGTAATAGCTCAATAATATAACCCCCCTCCTCAGTTTGTGCTGGTAATACCTCAATAGTATAACCGCCTTCGGAATTTTGAAACCCCTCTCCACAAGCTGTTAATACTAATGTACTTAACATACAAATTAACAAATATCGTTTTTTCATTTTTATAAATCCCTCAAGGGTGTTAGTAGTTTCTAGATAGAACTCTAAGAGAAGAAATGTGTGGTTAAATTTCTGAAGCTTTGAAATCTTCATCAATTCGTTTATTAATAAATTCTTGATAATCTTCGGGTGGCTCTTGTTCCTGTTCAGCAAACGATTCTGTATACAAATCATAAGCACGCTGAAATCGACCTGCTGATAACAATCTTTCAATTTCTCTATTCAAGAATACATCCCCCTTAGATTCAGTTTGTCGCTCCATTAAAAAATCCTCCAACAAGAAATGCATTTTTTGTGTTGGTTGCCTATTGTTTGACATATTATTTTTGGGAAAATTACTAATATTACTATTCATATATAAGACTCAAAGTTAAACTACTGGTTAAAGTGGAAGACTATCCTAGAAAACTGTCTAATTCTGTGATGCTATCTAGCTTCTAACTATTTTTTGTAAAAACTATGAATCACCGAAAATTGTATTTAATTGATTGTTGACAACTCTAAAAGTTGTTCGTTTGCTAAGACTTTTTAAATTTCTAGAACCAACATAAGTACATGCTGATCGGATACCACCCAAAATATCTTGAATTGTATTATCTAAGGATGGTTTGACTGGAATTAAGACACGCTTGCCTTCTGATGCTCTATATGTTGCAACACCATTTGCATGTTTATTCATGGCTTCTTTAGAAGACATTCCATAAAACTCCATATACTCACCCCCCTCATGCCGAACAATGGGTAATCCGGTTTCTCGATGACCAGCAAACATACCACCCATCATAGTGAAATCCGCACCTGCTGCGAAAGCCTTTACAACATCGCCCGGAATGGTCATTCCACCATCAGAACATATATGGCCCGATAGCCCATGTGCAGCATCAGCACATTCAATTGTTGCCGTAAGTTGTGGCAAACCCACTCCAGTCATTTTTCTGGTGGTGCAAACACTACCATTTCCCAGCCCACATTTTACTATATCTGCCCCAGACATGATCAATTGTTCTGTTGCTTCTGGGCTAACAACGTTGCCCGCCATAATAACAGTGTGAGGAAACATATCCCGCAACCTAGAAACAGCAGAGTGAAATTTTTCAGTATATCCATTGGCATTGTCCATACAGACATATGAAATATCCATCTCACCAAACAACCTATCATTGATTCGCTCTAAACGATTGAATTCCTCATCCGAACTTCCCATCGTATAAAACACTGGAACTCTAGTATCAGACTTCAAATACAATGAATTGAAATAATCAACATATTCATCTTCAGTATAATGCTTATGAAGTGCTGTGCTTATATTATACTTAATTAGTGCATCTGCAAATTCAAATGTTGCCACTTGATCCATATTAGCAGCAATGATTGGGATATGGTTGTGCCATTTAGCACCACTATTTACGAAAGTAAAATCTCTCTCAACATTAACCTCAGATCGTGATGAAAGTTTTGATCGCTTTGGTTGAATTAAAACATCACTAAAATCTAGTGCTGGTTCTGTAATAAGTCGCATTCGGACATCCCCCGTTATTGGGGGATTATATCATTTCTATTATGATGTGTCCACGACTTTTGCCGTTGTTTTGTAGTCGGCCCCCTGTCTTCGCCACTACATACCAACCAAAAATGGTTGATGACTGATCTCTAGCGTGTTTACCACGTAATATTAATCAATCTTACCCAATTATTTCGTTATTCTATTTATACCTTAGAAAATTTTTCTACGGGAAAACTTTTTTTCTTTGAATTTGTTTTACCGTCTTCAACACCAGAATTATATGCAGCAACAACAGCCTCGCGCACCAATTCATCCAATTCCTTGAAAAAATGTTGTGTTGGTAATGGTTGCCTTGATGAAATAGATTGCAGGCGTGAAAGACCATCCTCAAGCATGGTAGCTTCCAAAACTTCATTAACAATTTTCTTTTTCATCACTAATCTCCAACAGCTAAGAGGTGTGATTATACTACGTGTTTGTTATATAAGCAAGTATTATTTCAAATCAAAGATCGTAAACTGACTTCCCTTCAAAATCTTTTGGCTTTGGAAGTTTTGCCCAATCAATATCAACTACATCACCAGCACGATTTTTTACTGTTGCAAAAGATCTACCATCCTTTTTAGTGTTTGGATTTGTTACTAACCAGACTTGACCATTCTTACGAATTACATCACCCTTTTCTGGTCCCATTTTAGCCCCTAGATCGGTAGGTTTTTTGGTTTCCATTTGGGAAAGTAATAATGACACCCAAATTTCATAATCCGGCCTTGACATCCCAGCTGGGATTTTTGGTAGTTTTCCATTTACTAATTTAGCAACACCAAATTCCTTATTAATTTGTGCTAACAATCCAGAGTTATCCTTCCCACCTTTAACAGATGATTCCTTATTCGCATTACCTCTACTACTCTTACCACGTGCTACTGCCCTTGCGCGAGCTTCACGTTCCTTCTTTTTTTGACTGGAACCAAAAAATTCATTTAGTTGCTCAGACTCACTCAATTCTTCATCATTAATAGTTCCCTGAATAACAAAATAGCTATCTAGTGAGAATCGTTTTTCTGGCAACATAGATTCAATTTCGGAAGCCTCTTCAACTGCAGCTAGGGCGAGGGCATCTTCTTCATTATTTTTAATAGTTTTATTGATATCCTTAATAAAATTCATACTTACTACTCCAATAAATATTATCTATATCTTATTTATAAGAATTTAAATTATTGTTAAATATTTTATTGCTATAGATTTCGTACTCCCTTATAGACTTGTTTGACAACCGGAAATCTTAAATTTCCATCAGGAGTTCTTCCAAAGAATTGTATGGTTGCTTGGCTTCCTCTATATTCTTCGAACTCCTCCAAAAACTCGGCTAAAAATTCTCTGGTTCCAGTCATTGTTGCGGTTGCCGTATTCCCATCAGCCATCGTAACATCAATTGTTTTTGGTAATCCAGAAAAATTACCATTACCAAGTGAATATGATTCTATAATACCCTCTTCATCATCAAATGTTTTATATTTCAGTAATGCATTAGAGCGCTTCCCCTTAGCATATGGCTCTGGAAGTCTAATTATAGACCCTTCATATCCCTCAGACAAATAAAGACTGTGGAAATTATCACACTCATCCTCGTTTTGTATTTTGTCAGTCTGCACAAGAACAAGTTTTTTCATCGGATAGTTGCGGATTGAAAATAAAACATCAAGCTCTTGAGTTCGTTTTGGAAATGGTTGGGTTGCCACAGAACCCTCAGCAATATCATATATGTGGTATTCAATTTTTTCGGCAGATTCCTTTATATCTTCAATAGTTGGCTTTGTTTTGCGAACCAATGAAATTAATTTATTGAAGTCAGCTTTGAGGTGATGATTATATAACTCTCCATCAAGTACAATATCTGGATACATCCCAAAAAAATCTTTTAACTCTTCCATGATATGGGGGACTGCAACAATTTCTTTTCCCGTTCTAGAAAATAAACCATGTTTACTGGCAATAAGTCTTACACCATCCAACTTCGGCTGAATCATTACATCAACCCAATCAATTTTATTTTTTCTCTTCTCATAATCAACAGCAAGCATTGGCTTGAAAGTTTTGAACGAGTCAACATCATCAATACTTTCATGATAATCAACATCTAATTTTTTCTTATATTGTGCTTTAACCTCAATAAGTGCTTGCTCCTCACCTGTAGTCTCATTTAATTTTCCAATATTTTTTCCGGAAGCAACAGTCCATTCAGAAGTAACTAAATTACCTTCATGGATACCAGCAATAGTCCTATACTTATCACCATCAAGTTCCATACGCCAAGATCGAATCTTACCAGTGCTATCTTTTTTGTAAAGGGTTGGAAATATCTTATTCATTTATTTTAATCTCCTGTTCATCTTCTTCGATGGATAACTCTTCTTTCCATGTCCAATAATTTTCGACAAACTTATATATTTTATCCCATGACCATTTTTGATTTCCCTTTAATTCGAGATGTTCAAAAACGGTTTCTTTGATGTAGTACATATCAGAACTACTTAGATAAGAATTGATCTCATCTGAAATTACACTATCGGAGTATCCTGCATCTTTCAACATTTTAGTTACTGCAGAGACTTCTGCTTTATTGAGGGTTTTGAGGAGTTTTTCTGCATCCCGCCTATAGTCAGAGTATAAATAAAATATTGCGTGACAAATCTCGTGGTCATTATATAAGTCTGAGCAACTACCAATGAGATAGAATTTGTCATCTATTTTAGCATTTTCTTCTTGATCTAAGACTTTCTGTAAAGTGTCAAATAAAATCTTTTCTCGTGCTGTAAAATCATGTTTATACATTTCAATAAATGATAAGACAGCAGTTGAAGGTACGTTAAACCCGCCCCAATCTTCCAAATAAGAAAATTTTCCAGAGTGACCGCTTTCTCTATAATTTTCAATTACCTCGTCCAGTGTGTAAAAATTACCTTGACGAGATTCATCGCGATGTTCATAAAATTCCTGCAGTCGCATAAATGCATATGAAATCTCAAATTGAGATTCTTCTTGAATTAGTATAACACCCGGAATTGGTATTTTTATTTTCATATAAAGTCCTCCACACCATCAAATAATACATTTTGATGGTGTGGATTATATCACATTTATCCTACAAATTTGAATTCAATATTGTTAATCATTCCACCAGAATTGTTAATCGCATCCTCGATTTGGGCTTCTGTAAAAGTCACATATCTAGCAGCTTCTGCAGCATCAGTATAATAAAAAACTCGGGGTGGATATGTGCTTAAATCAGTCACCTTCAGTCGTCCAACATTTACTGGCGGTAGTGCAGTTGGTTGACTTGGGAGTGATGATCCATAAGAAATTGATGTTTCAGGACGCACATAATAGCCGTCATCTTCATCATCTTCATCATCTTCATCATCTTCATCATCTTCATCATCTTCATCTTCATAATTTTCAACATACAGATCACGAAGATCAAAATCTTCATCATCTTCATCATCTTCATCATCCATGTTAAGCTGATCATAATCATATGTACCATAATCTGATACCAGACCCTCTATGCGCTCATCTTTCCAATCAGTAAGCTCTCGCAAAACTTCATATCGACACGCTCTACCCTTGCTATTATTGTAATCCGATGGAATAGACACAACATCTCGTGGATTAATTTTTAATACCACAACACGCTGACCAGAAAAATGTGGGAGATAATCATATGAACAGAAGTGAAGACCTGTAGAACACGTTTGATCCTTATCTTCATTCACTGCATTGCGTGGCATACTGACTACTGAACCAATGGAATTATCCATTGTTCCTGTATAAACATCTGTATAATCATGACTGATTCTCTTATATGCCAGAAAATGACCATCAGAAGTAATTGGAAGTTTTCCATGCTCCAAAAATCCATACAATTCAGAAACTGCTCGATATGATGTATTATCCATCAAGTTAACCAAAAAATTTTCCAACGAAGAAATATCCAGTCCATTGGAAGACATATCAATCATTCGTTCTGTTAAGGTATTGTCAATTTGATTCCCATCAAAATGGAATATACCATTCTCGATAGTAAACCGTCCATTTTGTGAACGATAAACGTAATCTATCAATTTAGATTTAACATCTAAAATATCGAGAATTTCAGTATAGCGACCCTGAGTTGCTAGTGTAGCAATCTTTGAATATTGTGGGTGATTAGTCTCAATGGTTCGCTGCGAACCATCTGAATCGAAATAAATCGATACGCCTGTGCTAGTGATAATGTATGACATTGGATTTCCTATTTAAATTTTTAATTTTAATTTTAATTTTAATTTTAATTTCAATTAGTCTTGATTTGCTTGTTCAACCATTTTAATGTATTCAGTAACCATTTGCAAGCTTGATGGTTCAGTTATATCAAAGTTATATGACAAATTTTGAAGTAGTGGGTATTTTTTACTCGCGGCTTCAACAAGTTTGTGATATTCAGAATCGATATCATCTGTGTTTACATGTGGATCTACATCAATATTAAGAGTAGAAAGATAATTTTCACAATATATCAAATCTGAATCTAAATCATCGAGATTGATTTTTGCATTATACTTCTCATTAACAAAATCGAATGCCTCACCCATTGTAGTACCAGAAAGATCAACATTTGGTAATCCCAATAACTCATGAATAATACCAGAAATATAATTAAATCTGTAATCAATATTATCTTGAAGTGTAGCGAAATTCTTATTTTTGATTGCAAATTCTCGTACCATAGTTCTTATGTGATCTTCTTTCTCTTCTACTTCCGTATTAACAACATCAAATATATTGACCCAATTAGAAGCTTTATCAAACTTCTTAATATCAGCAGCAGATACACCATATACAGAATCCAAACCAAGATCAGTATCAGAAACATTATTATATACATTCAATAATTTCTGCATATTACTACTCCCAACCACAGGTTTGTATATCTGCCTCCCTTTAGTGCTACTACCCATAAAGGCCCGCTTTCCACCCGCAAAAAAGAAATATACGCCACCTTGAGAGAAATCAAATTCTGTATTAACCACTAGATTACCATTAGTAGTATAACCAAATACTGTCCCACCCATAGCTTGAGCACCTGAAGATGTTGCTCGTGGTTTACTTGGTGCTGGAGCGAGTGTGCTGGAGCGAGTAATATCTGCACCACCCAACATAGTTCTCGCAAGTTCAATACGCTCTTCCAATTCAATCGCTGTCAAATTCTTAATATCTGGAATTGACAGTACCACATTATAGTTTGTAGTAATATTGAGATAATCTTCTTTAACTTTTGCAATACCACCACGAGCCTCATCAATTATATAAAACTTATAATCTATATTGCCTGCAATTGATGCGGATGATACGGTTTTAACATTACGAATCTTGAGACCACTTGCGCCTCTTCCATAATACTCATCCAATGCAGATGCTGCGAATTTGTCTCTATAAGTTTTAGTACCCAACTGCTTGCGGATGTTACGATTCCAAGAAATCCCCCATGAATTAACGGTCATGTAATTCGGCAGTTGCTTGTAGGCTTCACAATCAACCGCATTCAAATCAAGACTTCGGAAGAAAGCATCATTGCGATTAAATACATCATTGTAAAGATAATTAACCGTCTTATAAACAGAATCATTATGTTCAAAATTTTCAACCAATGTTGTTACAATTGAATCAAATTTTGTATACATCTCAGTGATGCGAGCAGCAAATGATTTTAGTGTGTGTTCGTTATACTTCAACTCCTCACGGTTTGCTGTAATTCGCAATGCACCGATATCAAAAATGAATACGATATCATTGGCATAATTCTTATAGAATTCCATCGCCTCAATAGTCAAATACTGTTCTGTATTATCGATGATTTGTTCCTTATTAACCGGATAGGGAACTTGTCCATAAACAGCACCAATTTTGATGTTTGAATATCGATTAGAATCGCTTGCCATGAACCATTTACCGTCTTCATTCAAAGCAGATTCCTTAGCATCCCTAGCATAACTGTAGAGATTCTCACTATCATAAGAACCAATATTGAGTACATTGGGCTTAACTTTGAAATATGCCAGATACCAAGAAACTGCCTTCAGAAAACGCTCTCCCTCTTCAGAATTAATGCGAACCTCAAGACCATTAGGTTGATCAGTAATATTTTCGGCCATCAATGCTACTGATGGAACACCATTCTCATTAACAAACACGGCATATTTGTATTCTACACCATTGAACCAAGATGTAACCTGATAATTTTGTGTGTATGAAAAGGGTGTTTTTGAACCAAGGCCCATCGCACCAATGAAATCATCACTGGTATCTTTTGTGGACTCAAAATAGGTAGAATAGAGGCCCAACACCTGATCGTGAGAAAGGCCAGTGCCATAATCACGAATATAAAAATACGGATCAAGACGTGATGGGATATGGATGTCAAAGGGCTTATCAGGATTTCCTGCTGCTACATGCGAATCATACGCATTTGCAGACAATTCACGCACAACCGCATTAACAGAATCAGTATAGAGACCAGAGCTAAGAATTTCAAACGCTTCAGCACTCGCCTTAATCTGCAATTGTGATTCAACTGACACACCACCACGAATAACGGGCTGCTTTTCAGTATGGAGTTTCATGATATTTTTATTGGATAATTTATTTTGGTGAAGCCATTATAACAAAGATCGAAATTTAATTTGTGTCAGAATCCTCATTTTTGGATTCAATTTTTTCAATCTCTGTTTTTATTTGTTGGATGATATGGTATTGGCTGGGTCTTCCGAGACTTCTAAATTCTTTCTCAGATAACCATCCAACCATTTTACCCTCAGCAGGCAATCCAAACCCGGTAACATCTATCATTTTTGCAACAAAAATATCATTATTTCCAAAATTGCCCAAATCTACTGGCTCGTCAATACTCCCCAAGAATAATCCTAATTGTCCTGTAGCCTCATATAATTTTTCCTCCCCTTCATGAGCATTCTCAAATAATTCTCCCGATGCAATCTCCCATCTAGGTTCCGTTCCTTCTTCAGCTACAAATAACATCCTTATATCATCATCAACAATCATATACGGGATTAATGAATATTTTTTATCAGCTTTCATCATTACTTCTCCATACCATAAGCCTGTTTGTTTTCATATCCTTCCTAACAAAAACCTGACCACCCATATTTGTTTTATCAAATCGTTTGTGTTGCCTAAGAACTGATATAGAAATATTGTGATTTTTAGCAAAAATTTCAGCGGGTACTGGCTTAGTTGGAATAGATGAAAATGCTCTAACTATATTAAGTCCCGGCCTACCGCGAGGTCGTTTATATCTGGTTGCTGTTCTAGGTGCCTGAACCTTACTACTCGCATCAATAAAAATCGATTCATATTTGATTGGATCAATACTAACAGTATCGGGTCGAAAATTCTCATTAGATAAATTTTTTATTTTTTCTAATGTTATCGAATCCACTTTAAATAAATCCTTGGCAACAATATCCAACGGCTTAAAATGGTTGTGTAAAATAACTTGTTCTGGAATAGATAATTTTTCAATTGATTTCATATATTAACCCTCAACTAAGAATTTTATCATATGAAATTATTTTTATCAATAATCTCTAACTTCCTTTTTCCAATTCTTTTTCTGACGAGATCGTGATGCCTTCTTTCCATTTTTTTCTTGATGTGCACCACCAACATTCCCAGCCAAGTGAGAATTTTTTGCTGCGAAGTTTCCAGTAGCGGGTTTTCCTACTTCATCCTTATCTGCTTTATCAATTTTAGATAAAAGAGATTTGGTCTTACCCTTTCCCCTTTTAGCTTCTGTGATCATGACCAACTCTCTCAATAATTTCATTTAGGGCATCCAAAATAATTAAATTACTCCCTTATTTATTATCAAGCATCTCTTCAAACAAATTTCTCGTAACTCGCACTGCCTGTAGTGTCAATTTTATATCTTCAAGTGCATTATGATCGGTTCGCTCAGTTCCTGATGTGATGGAAAAAAGTTCATCCGAATCGTATGCTCGCCAATTAGTAAATCCTAGTGTAAAGGAATCAACGTTTCGCTGACTATATTTAAAGGGTAAATCGTACCTCTCCAGTAAATCACGCAAAAAATAGCGATCAAACTGAACATTATGCCCAAGCATAGATATAGGAGAGTCTGTCCCCCAATATTTGACGATAAGGTTTGCAATCTGCTCAACCGCTTCTTCTTCAAAGACACCACTATTTTCGAGATATTCTAAGGAAAGGCCATGAATTTTTTCAGCAAATGAACCAAAGTTATCATTCATTTCAAGTTGATTGAATGATTCATCATTCCATTTAATTTCAACATATAATTCATCAACGATTTCGAGAGTTTCACCATCAATGACTAGAAAGCCACCAGAAACTGCCTGATGTCGCTCCCCCGTCTTCACATTAAAGACGGGGTTCTCCTGACCCATACATACTCCGGTAGTCTCAAAATCTACACCCAATAAATATTTAAAATTATTTCTTTCCATATCTAGCCTCATCCCACCCATAATCATTTAGATCAAATGATCTACTGCCCGGAGTAATGGAGCTATGTGTTCCATTTGGGGTCAAGAACCAAAACCATCGGTTTGGTCGTTGTGCAGTTACTTGTGTGGCTTCGCCATCAGTAAAGACGAATACCGCATCATAATAATCCAGCTCCTCTTCAACATGTTGACGAATACATTCAAAACATGTTCCACCACCACAATCAATAGTATATGGAGGCTTTGTAGACATAGGCTTTACCCGAGTATCAAACGTAAAATATCGTGTCTCAAACAAGTCCTTCGGAAGTGATAGAGCATGGGTCAGAAAGAATCTAGTATCTTCTACACACGATCCGGATACATCCAGATATACAGCTACCTTAGTCTTCTTTGGTGATTGTGTCTTATACTCACCCGGAAGATTAACGCCTGTGTTAAGAAGGGCCATTTTATTATCAATAAATGCCCAATGCGTAGATACGGATAAATCATGAATACTACGGCAAATTGTTTTGTACAATTTTTTCCAATGCCGTTTCTTCACCATTGGAACATCATGTGTTTTTGTGGTGCCACTTACTACATTTCCTGCTCGCTTTGCTTTCTTATAGGAGAGGCGCTTAGAGGCTTTTTTAACCTCTTCATTATCAGGATTTTCAGCCTCCAATTCTTCTAAGGCGTCTTCGATAGCATCACGAACCACTGAAGGTATATTCGATTGATTATTACCCTCACCGTCATCATAATCATGTTGATCAACTGTCTGTTGACCCTCACCGGGAATTTGCATCCCTTCACCATCCTCAAAAGTAATGTCACCATCCTCAATCATCTTCTTGATTTTTTGAGTCATTTGTTCCTTGGCGGACATAAGAATTGAATAATAATATTCAGCAGTTTCATTATCAGAAACTTTAAAATTATAATGCTCCTCTGGAAAGACAGTATCAAGCCAGCAATAATTTTCATGATTGGGGAGATCCGTTTTCTCAAACGAATAATTGCGAATCAGCATTTCATTGATTGCAACATCTGCTGCAATATTTTTTAGCTGTGCATTACCCTTATCAAAACTTAGACGTGCAAAGTGGTTATTCAATAGATGCAACTGTTCATGACACACAATAAACAATCTACCCATCACGGAAAGAGAATCCCAAAAATCTCGGTTGAATAGGAATTGAATACGCTCACCACGAATAGTTACTGCTGCAGTGGGGAGATCATCTGACCAATAAATATCAGAAATTGCCCAAAATTTTCTGAAAAACATTCCCTTCTCTTCGAGAAGATCAATAATTTCAAATTTTTCACTATCTGGTATTTTTTTCATCGTCATTATCGAATGTATCTCTTTTAAGTGTTGGAATAAAATCCATCTGATTCTGTCGCGGAATCAGATGGATTTATATTTCTTACGGTGTTGGTGCAGAGAATAGCACCTTTGCAACATCTTTGTATGATGTTCGTACCAAATCTCGCAGGATTGCAGGACTGGTATTCTCATATGCAGCCTTAATCACATTCCCTGACGTTTCAGAGTCCTCATTATTCAATGACCAGAGAACAATGATTGAATAATCTAGACCCGTATGTGCAGTTTCAAGCATTTTTTCGATATTTTTTTCCTTATATGCTTCTGCAAAGTCTTCCGTAAATTCATCCTCAATTCCATTGAGCATAAATTGCACATGTTGTTCAGGGAATTGTGTTTCCTCCAATATGGTCTCAACCGACTTATCATTAGGGCCATTGTAGTTACGAAGTAGAATGTCTACGTGACCACCCTCACTATCAGCAATTTTCCTAATTTGCTCAGGAAGTAGTTTGCCAGAATAATCTACAGCTTGATCCATCGAAAGTTTTTTGAGTTCAGCAAAAGCTTCCACCACATCAACTTCAGTGGGATTAACACGATCTGTAATTTCATCCAGATAACCTTCAGCATCTGTCATCCATCGGTCAATGTGTGATCCTTCATCACCAGAAAAGCTTTTGAGAGCTGTTAGGAGTGCATCGGGGCGCGTATTTTCAGCAAGAACATCCTTAATATCGCCACCCAACTGCCACATACCAAGAGCATAATCAAGACGACGGGGGGATGTATCCTGACGATAATCTTCAGGGATTTTATTCCACCACTTCAGCGCGATTTTTGACACACGCTCACCAAATTTATCAGTGAAGTAATCAGAGCTTGGCTCAAATGGGATTTTGTATTGCACCTGAAAGCGATCTTTTTGTGCGGGATCAAGTTCGGTAACATGGAACGATTCATTATCGTCATAAGGATTCACAGCAGCCCACACAGCCTTCAAATTTGGCAGCTTGACGCCATTGATAGACTTAAATTGGATAAGCTCCATCAGCGCGTTTAGGACTGGTTTGGGACTACGATTAAGCTCATCAATAAAGAGAAATTCGATGCCCAAATCTTCATCACTGGAAAATTCCAATGGCTTGATGTAATCAAGATAGCTATTACCATCCTCATCCGTAGCTTCACGTGGGACACCCACCAACGTTAGGTAAGGGTCGATGAGTGATCCACTGAAATACTTATAATTCAGGTTGTTACGTTTGGCCATAGCCTCAATAAGTGCAGACTTTCCAACACCCTGCTGGCCTTCAAGTAGGACATTAAGACCATTTTTGATCCAGAAGTCCATTTTTTTATCTAGTTCTGTAAGTTGTTCACTCATTAGTAATTAAATCTCTTGTGGTTAATGGTTAGGAAGTTCGTACTATAGGTCTACTATAAACTATTTTCTGTGATGATGTCGGCTATTTCTGAAATAATTCTATTTTTTTCATCTAATCGTTGTTGCTCATCCATCACCTGATTGTATTGCCAATATGGTATTACAATTAATTTAACATTATTCTTATCAGCCCATAATTTTTTCTCGTTATCGTAAGCCTGTTGCTGCTCAAATAATTCAATTTGACCTCGATGAAAAAAATTATTGTATGTATAATGTTGAATACCATTGTATTCTACTGCAATTTTAAAATCTGGTATCCATATATCAATTTCTAACTTTGTTTTCGAGATTCTTGATGGGACAATTCTTTGGTTAAATAGTATAGTAGCATCAGAAAAGTAATTTGATATGCCATTCCGTAAATCAATTTCAGATCTAGCCTTGGAACCACAGGTTGGACAACCATAGCCCCGCAAGTGATCATTTGGTGTCTGTAAAAATTCTCCGTGTTGGGGACATAAAATTTTGACTTTCTGTTTTGCATTTTTATAACTCACGTTACTATAATCATATTTGTTACCATGCTTAATTATTGCCGTTTCCTCAAAACATAGTTTGCTATTTTCTACTCTAATCTTGGCCCGCCTAATTTTCGCACACTCGGTACACCCAACTCCAACTAAATGAGAATTTGGCATAATTAAATTATTTCCATGAATTGGGCAGATGATATTTAATTTAGTTTTTTGGTTGATGTAGATGGTATTCGTATAATCATATCTATCATCATGTGCATACTTTGCAGATTGTATGAATTGATCAGTAGTTATTCTTATTCCACCGTTGCATTGTGTACAACCCCTTCCACGCAAATGTGTTTTTGGTAATTGTTTAAACTCTCCGTGCTTAGGACATGTTATTAAAATTGGTACATCATTCTTGATATAGACAGCATTATTATATGAATAGTAGTGATCATGTACTATTTCAGCCTTTTTAATAAATTCCTCTGTTTTATAATTTTTTATAGTCAAAATAAAAAACGGGCCTAATGGCCCGCTTCTCCATGCAATCAATCATGATTACTTATGCGGGTTCTACCCATACATGATTATTCCCTACATAACCACCACCAGCATTAAGGCGGCGACGGATTGAAGTGGATAGGCGATCAGAGCCATTACCACTCAGTGCTCGTGATGCACTGCGGATGGATGAGAATCGAGTTTCCGTACCAGACTCGTAAATTGCGAGAACTGCTTTGGAAGTTGCTGCTGTTGCTGCTGTTGCTGCTTTGGTTGTAGTCATAAAATATCTCCTAATATCAGTTAAATTACACTCCCAAATATAGGAGTTAATGAATGTTAACCAATCCACATTTATTTGTCAAGATTATTTTTGGTCTGAATTGCAACTCTTTCTATATAATCAGCTCGCTCAATAATAGAATGTTCGTTTACGTCGTATAACCGATCTGCCATAGTCTTCCGTAGAAAATTCTTAAGCACAACGTCAATGGATTCTGTATAGAGACGATTGGGATTGCGAACGCCGTCATCTTCGATTGGAAATTTTCCGAAAGGGAGAACAAAAACAGATGTATAATTTTTATCATACTCAACGCATGTGTTATAGTATGTATCAATATTGTCACTAAATTTGGTTCTACACCCGAAAGTGTACATATAATACACAAATGAGTCTAGGTAGGTTCTCTCAGTAAAATAAATTTTATTACTCTCAACTGCAGGTTTTTCATCTTGAAATTTTCTCAATAAAATTTCATCTTGGAATTTTAGTGATAATTCTTCATCAGAATTAACTTCATTTAATGATACGTTCCAATCGGATAAAATAGAACGACTAATTTTGCGCTTAAGGATATTAAATCCCCTACTTTCCAACTCTTTCAAAACCGAAGATTTTCCTGATCCTTGACTACCTGATATTGCGTATAACATTTTAATTCTCTCCAGTGATGTTGTAATCCCAATAAAACCCCGGTTCAGTTGATGGCAACTTTCTTAATAGTTTTGTTGCAATTTCCAATTGCTCATGATCAATCTTAACACAGTCCATAACAATTAGAATATCGATTATATTAACTTGAATATGTGGTTTTATATATACGAATTTGGGAATTATCTTTTCTATTTTTTTATGAATAGTTTCATAATATTCCTCACTATCATCCTCCACACCCTCACCCATAGAATCTAGAACATAATCAAATGCTAATTCATATCGATGTTGTTCTAATGTAACAATTTCTATAGTTGTTGCTGAGTCTGGCACTTCATCAAACATCTCATCTTTATCAAATTGCTCATTCAAATCTAAGCTATCTAAATCAGCACCAGCCAATAACTTTAATGAATGTGGCACCAATAAATATTTTGATGTATAGTCTGAAATATTCATATTATGAAACGTTTTGTGTAGAGATGTTATTTTCGTTTTCAGAAAAAACAACTTCTGACTCATCATTAATACTTCGAATGATTGATAATTTTTCTATCATGATAAGAACTCTAATAGCTTCATCATTATTCTTTTCTAATTTATTGGAATAGTATTTTCGCTTAGTTTCTGTTTGGGAATTATCAACTTGTTCTTTCAATTCAATCGCCCGGTTGGACAATTCAATAAAATATTGTTTTGCAGTATCTAAGGCTGCTGAACTATTAATCCCTCTATCAACATTTTCACTATTATTAATATCTTCATTGTATTCATTGTATTCATTATTCATATAATATTACCCCTAATATGGGTTTTATTATACGACATTAATTATTTTTTTGCAAATATTATTGTGGCAAATTAGTAACATGAAGAAATGTTACATCACCAAGAACCTGTAATGAATATTTTTGTGAACCATCTTCTGATTGCATGGCGCGGGGTGGAATATCAGTTGCTGATAAAATATCTTTTTTAATAGCTAATGTTGTTCCATATTCTTGACTGGTGTTATATATCCACAACTCATCATACAAACCAGCATCATTTTGGCGCTTATATACTAAGTGAGCATTGCGAACAACTCTAATAACTCCTGCCCGATTTTTGTTGGTAATCTCTGGATCAGTTTCGTCATCATAATCACCATATCCCATTATACCATCACCATATGAAATATCCCCTATACTATCTTGTACCTCATCAGGAAGTTCAGGTTTATTACTTTCCGGTTCAGATGAATTTCCAGTAGAGTCACCAAAATCAAAATCATCAATTTCCTCACCATCAACATCAGTATGATGATCTTCCATGTTGAGTTCTTTAACTATCATGTGATAGTAAGTTTTTGCAGTAGTGTCTTTAATATCTAAAGATTTCTGCATTTTATCCATTATTTGATGTGACGAGAATTGCTTATTCATAAGCATGGGTTTAATCATCATGCGGGCACGATCAAACTTCGTTCTCCCTTCTTCCGCTAATAATTCTTTGATCAGTGAGGTCATGTAATTATATTCGTATATAGTATTAGTCTATTGTATTTATGTTTTCACATCATTTAACTCAATAAAGAGTGTGTTTCTCATCTTCTTTTTTGAATATAAATAAAAGAAGATGAGAAACACGAAAATATGACGCATAAAAAAATAACAAAATTAATTCGAGAAGATTATCCTAGTAATTATACAGGTTATAATTTTATAACATTAATCCAATTTAATGGTGAAAAATCCCTGTCCATTGTAGACAGAGTAACTGAAAAAAATATTAATGTCTATCTTCTAGATTTATGTCTTGCTAAAAATGTTGATGAACAGGAAGTTTTGCAAATAGCATTAGATTGGTCAGAATCGGATAGGAAAAACTTTCCCATATCATTCGAATTTGCTCGATTAAATAGAACAGATGATATGTCTAAAATATATCGAGTATTCAATATCGATTTCGTTGAACGAATTATTGGACCATTACCCGAACGGGAAGTTATCAAGACGGTAATTAAGCGGAAAAAGCGGAAGAAAATTCCCAAAAATACTCAAGTCAACATCAAATAATCTTTAAATGTCATAGATTCTTTTATTTTATTATCGTTGCCGATAACAGCGCCCTCTCCATCAGAAGTTAAAGACCCTGAATCATCAATAATATTTTCGTTCTTAGCAAATTTTTCACCCGTGGGAGTCAACACATACAAATCACGTTCCGAATTTCTAACCATTTTCAATTTAATCAATTGGCGGAGCGCACCTTCTAAATTTGGCGAGGATGCTAAAGTATCATCAGCAACACCTGCACCATCAGATTGAATTATAGTTGCAATAATTGATTTTTGGTTTGTCGTTAAATGTATATTTTCTGTTCTCATAGAAGTATTTATTCTGATAGATAGTGAAGTTGTAGCATTATTGTAAGTGCATAAGCATGGGCATGACTTTTTTTGAAGTAATATGCACCACCTTCTGGTTTTATATAAAGAAGTTTTCTAATTTTCTTACGCTCTTCTTTTTTTGCATTAATATACGGCTCTAATAACTGTCTTTGGCCGGGACGAATCAATGCAATACAATCAGCCAATTCGGGGATAGATGTTGGTTTTATTCTACTCACTATTGAGTAATGCCGACTTATTTGAAATAATTGTGGATAATTGTTTTTATTTTCTAGTAGTGACCAATCGGGTTCCAATTTTAATAGTGTTCTAATCTCTTGCTTACTTCCAAAGTCGTCAAGTAGTCCAAGATGTAGAAAATCTATTTTGTAGAAACCATAGTCCTCTGCTTCCTTAAATGGTATAGCAGACAGTTTGGTTATCGGATCAGTCGGAATATTTTGAAAATAAACACCAGCAAGATGTTTTTTAATTTCATTATCTTGAAACATTGATGCCCTTATTATTTCAGGGAATAAATCTTCTGGTATGAATGAAGTTTTAGTATCTATATCAATATCCACGATTTTAACCTATTGAAAATTCAAGATGATGATAACATGATAAACATCCCAAAACAACAGATCACTTACGATTAGAATATATTAGTCTGTTGTAATCAACCACTCAATTCCATCAATTTGAACATAGGTAAAATTATCAAACGTTGGTTCTGCTGTGCTATTTGTACTATTAGTATTTTGTACTGGGCCGAAATAATTGGGGTTTATTCTAAGATGAATGGTAGCTCCGGGTGTGTGTGAAAATCTGCGAGATATATGCACATTACCTGAAGATAATTCTTCACCATCAGTAACTGGGATTTTGGTAGATGCTAATTTAGTATATGATGTTCCACCATCAACACTATATTGCAATTCAACTTCTGGGAAGTCACTTATTGTACCATCTGTATTACCAACATATCTGAGGATATAGGAACAATTAAAATTTATCATAGAAAATACTAAACTCGAAGAGAGTTTTTGTGTATATGAATTTACATCAGAATTACTAACATATGAGGTATCTAAATCTGCTATGCTTATCAGACCACCTCCTGTGGAGGCAGATGTATCATACCAAAGGCCAAAGTTCGTCCCACGCTCAAATCTCCTACCTGTTTGTGATCGTAATACATAATTTGGATCTACCTTCACATCAACATAATCCTTAGTCGTTAATGTTAGATCGTTATCTGTAGATTCAGTACTAGCGGCCATTCGAATTTTATCACTGGCAGTGATTATTCCACCATTATTCAAAAATAAACTAGAAGCTATTGCTGTTCCAGCAGAATTATATGATTCTAATCCTATACCACCCGTTAAATTAACACTATTAATTTGTGAAGCAAGTGTTCCATCTTCTCGCGTAAACATTAAATTGGCGTTATCATCATTAACGAAAGTCATCATATTCACATTTGCGCCGCCTACATCATCACGAATGATGGTGATTGGTTTAGTGAATTCGGTGTCATTAGCTCCCAACTTAAGTTCATTTTGGATATTATTGATCCCCGCTCCCAAGCGATTTCGAATTAATAATTTATCATCGCCTGTTGGTGAATTTTGCTGCAATATAATATCGCCCCGAACGCTACCATCCGTATCGAAAATTAATCCACCAGCTGTTTCAGATGTCGCATCCAAGACAATTTGGGGATTATCACCTGTCAATCTAATTGATGGGTTATTAGCTTTAACGATTCCCAAAGAACCAACCAATGTTCCACCTTCATTTCTTAAGAATTCATTCTTTGCAGTTTGCACATTAAGGAAACGACGATTGACACTGGGTTCACCCGTTGGCGTATTATCAATATCAAATGCCGCCAAATCACCATATATAATTCCTGAACTTACGCCCAACTCTCCCGCTATTTGAATAGAATCACTGAATACGTTAAAATCATTTAAGTTAGCAAAATTATTCTTCGCAGTTGTAACATCAAGTAATCTATTCGCAGTAGTTGGGGTTGCAGCAAAATCAGTATCAATATCAAAATCAACATCGTCCACAAATACAGGCTTTAATGATGATGTAAAGGCGTCCGCAATTGTAACATTATTAAATATTGTGCCACCACTAGAGGGTTGCTTCACCAACTCAACAGTATCAGCATTGGAGTTAGCATCCTGTACCAATCGCATTTGAAATTTTTCAGCCGACCCATCCGCCAACACAAATGAGCTATTACTAAGCTGATCCAATGATTTAGCGATTATTTTAGCATCATTTCGCTCAACGGTAATATTTTGAGAGACTACACCACCATCAAATGCATTTGAAGCAATTTGTCCATCAACATATAACTTTGTAGTTAGTGTCCGATCATCTTCGGTTCCACTAGTAATATGATCTGTGTGAATTTTTGCATTAGGTCCAACCGCATCAATAAAATTATCACGGAGTACTAATTCATTAACTATAGTAGCATTAATTCTTTTCTGTAATCGAACAGTATCAACGTTTGATGTACCACCCTCCTGCTCAATAAGCAATCTACCCTTTAGGCCGGAAGAATCAATTAAATTAATAGCTACGTCTGATGTATTATCCTGTGCTACCATATCAATTGATACTGCAGTTCCTGCTGAGCGAGTGAGGCGCAATTGGCCAGTCATTTCACTTCCTTCCAATTTTACAAAGCGATTTTCACCATCAATCTCCCAAATAGCCTCACCAGTTTCATCTCGTCCAATGCACGTATAAAGGCGTCGGTTTGATTTATTGAACCAGTTCTGACCAATTAATGGTTTTTTGATTCCTTTATTCAGTATTCCTTCATTGAGTGGTCGTTGATTTGCATCAGGTATATTTGAATCTTCTGCCTCAATCGCCCAATTCTCAGTTAGGCGATATAGATTTTGTATAACTCCACTACCCCAATCAAAAGAACCACGACCATACAAGAGTAAATCTGTGTCATTGTTAACCGCGCCGACAAAATCACCATTCTTCGATCCGGCGTCTATTGTGATCGATTCTGTATGATCAGTAGATGTAATGATATAATTAGTCATATTGCCATATTACCTAGAGATATGTATTTCAATATCCTTATTTATAATATAAGCAGATTATAACTGCATTTCATTAACCACCTTTTCCATATTAGTAACTTCTTGTTGGCGTTTAGAGAATTTATTTTTCCAAGCACTAGGAGAATGTATGTTATCTAATATCTTCCTCTGTTCAGATGATAATTTATTTTTATAATATATTTCAAATTTCTTACTATTAAATAATATCCAAGGAGACAAGCGGCGCTTCAATATCATTTTTATAAGGTTATTGGGTGGGATATAATCAAAAAAATCAGAAGAATTAATGTCATTAACCTCACACCAATCGAAAATACTATCCACGGTAATAGATGCCTGTTGATTCGATCCAACTCTCTTATCCATATAATCGATATAATATGAATAGGCGATATCATTTACCCAAATTGATGGTTGTAAATCCTTCTCAACCATAATTTTCATATAGAGTTTAATATTCGGCAAATCAACCTTTCTGGAAAATGAATCAAATACAAAAAAACTATTATAAGTAGGTGCTGCAATAAATTGATCTAATGATAATATCCTGCGACCACGCAACTTATTCCATTCTTGGAAATAAGCAAACGCTCGTTGTCCCTCTATAGTAGATGCCTGCTCGGATCTAATCATTTCCTTGCAGGTATGTGCATCAAAAAATTTCTCATTCTTATATCGCTTATCACAGTAGGGGCACCGAAATTTAAATGGCCTCATAGCAATTTTAGTTCCTTTTCAAGAATTTTCATATCATCTTTTTGATATCCAAGTGATTCGGCATGTTGCCTAATTGTGTCAGGTGTTAGAATATGAATTACCGATAGTGCATGTCTATTATTGTAATTATAATACTGCTTTATTATCTTCGTGATCATAGGAAATTTTGGTGCCTGTTTAACCCGCTTAAGCCATGTGTAACGTTGAAATTTGCCATCAGTAGTGACAGTCATTAAATTCAATAATAACTGCTTATGGTTGGAAAATTGAAAACAATAGCGGTTTACAAATTCATTGAGAAAAAATACCTGACGAATATTAGTTGTTCCTGACAACCAACGCATAACAACCATAGGCTGTATGGCCTTCATTTCTTCATCAGAAAAATTGTAGTCCTTTTTAGAAATTCTACCTAAGATATTGAATATATCTAAGCTGAATTTCCCCCTATCACTCTTCTTCGTCACTAACATCCTGCCCAAATAAACCCAAAGATCGTTCACAAAATTTACAATACATGGTTGCATCACCTCGGATAATTAAATGATCTTCCGGATGAACACACTCTAATACCATCTGTGCTCTAATAACTGCAATCTTATCTAAAATTTCATTTTTCTCAACCATCAATTCTAGAATATTCTCTTGGATTGGTTCTAATTTAGTTATCAATGCTTTGATATTCTTATCCTTTCGCTTCCAAGAAACTTTCTCGTAACTCGTATAATTAGATGATAATTTAGTCTTTATGTCCTGTTCTGTCATTTCGTTAACCTTTATATTTGTTTCAATTTTATGAATAGTGCAGATAGATTTATTTCTGGATCAGCAACCAGTGAATGCATATATAGATGTTGTGCAATTTCAATTTGTCCGGCTTCCCATTTGTCAGAATTAGAAAACTTTTTAGATTTATCTAGATTCATATATAAAAATCTGAAAATTGATTCAATTTCATCATTAGAAACATTACCACAGACAACCTTTCTTGCCGAGTTCCAATCATCCTTTGCTATATGATCTAATAAACTTATATTATAATCATCAGATGATGATTCAGTATTAGTCACGTTCATCAATGAATTATTGGATATACTAGACTGGATAGTGTTTATGATTTTTCGTATATCAGGGTAATCAATCCTGATATAATCATCCAACTCATCAAGATCAAAATCAATGTTTTCTGAGACTAAAATCTTAGCCACAAATTCTGCAATATCATCCTTGTCAGATGCCTTAAACTTAAAATGTTGGCACCTAGACTTAAGTGATGGTTTTAATTTATTTTCGTTATTTGCAGTAATGATAAAGCGACTATCATCAGCATAATCTTCCATCAATCGAAGTAGAACTTGCTGTCCACTATGTGATATATAATCACCCTCTTCCAAGACTACCACTTTAAAACCAGTACTTCCAAATCCATATGAGGAAACAAAGGTTTTTATTTTATCTCGCATGACATCAACTGAATTTTCGTCTGATGCGTTGATAATGAGAGTATCGGCTGGATCAACATTTATTTCATTAATTAAAATTTGGGCAATACTAGTTTTTCCGGAACCTTGGACACCAGATAACAATAGATGTGGAATGGACTTATCCCGAATAAAGGATTTGAACGCCACTCTATGATGATCATTATCAAAAATATAATCTTTTAATTTCTTAGGTCGATATTTTTCAACCCAAAGTTCTTTAAATTTAGTTCCCATATACACTCCCATATACAGATATCATACAGTATATGATAGGAGAAAGCCAATTTTATTCTCTTACAACCAAAACCTTTTCATCATTAGTTCGCCAAAAATCTTCCCCATCCAACGTAGAACGTTCCGTCCATTGAAGTGCCTCTACACAGATCATAGATCCCGTTTTGATTTCCGGTGTTACGTCTGGTCCAACTTCGAGTACTTCTACCCACCGATTTGACTTTGCGGAATCATCATAATTTCCCATCATAACAATACCATTTTCACTTACTGTTTCAAACACTCTATTATCTGATTGGTCAGTAACAAGTTTATCTACAAATTTAAAAAATATATTATTCTTTATTGGCTTCAATTTCATCTTTCTGTGCCTCCTTTTCAATCTCTGTATTAATTTTCGGTTTGGGTTTAGTTCGCTGTCTCGTTCGTTTAGATTTTGGTGGGGATTCGATTGTTACTTCTTCCAATTCATCATTGGTATCATAATCAATATTCTCCTCAACAACCACTTCGGGAGTTGGTGATAATTGAACTTTTTCTGGTGTTTTAGATGGTGTTTTAATCTCAACTTCTGGGATGCCCAGAGTAGCCATACGGCGGCGCAACCGCTTATCAATAGATGATTGCCTCTCCTGAACCCTTGAAGGTGGTGGAGTTGATCCCAATTCCTGTTTGGCTTTATATAGATCAAAATCTATATCTTCTCCCTTTGCAGTTCGTCTACTCATAATAATTCCTATTTTATAAATTCATTAAAATCAAGTTCATATAGAACACTATCAACATCATGTAAACCCATAAGATATAATATATAAGAACTAGTGGAGCTGCCCCGACCAACTCCCCAAACAGTATGGGATTCTTCAAATTTATTTATCACATATAAAATAGTATATAAAAGTGAGTGAAAGTTATGTTGTGTGAATATCTCATATTCCATAGCAACCCGATTTTCACGCTCAATGATTTCTTGTTTAGAAAAATTATTCTCAGACAATTCATCATCCAATTTAGATAAAATATGATCCAATAGATCAATCTTTAGAATGTTATTAGGTATATTCCATGATGGATCAATCTCACGATCATTGACTCGGGTATTAATTTTATTTGTACTGTGTTTATTATATTCAATAATATCTGAGGTTAATACGTCACAATAAATAGAATCTGAATCAACATATTCAATAAAATCTTCTATATTATCCGCAGGAACTGTTGTAGTCCCATCGAACCACAATATACGATCCTTTAATTCTGAAAAATTAGATTGCATTTAACTAAACGACGACGAATATTCACCATCGGCTGGGATTGAGGGTGCTCGGATTCCTGAATCCGAATCATTAAATCCCTGAAGCGTCGGTTGTGAATTAGCTTGCAATTGATCAATATCAACAGGGGGAGGGGGAGGAATCAATGATGGTGGCATAAGTTCGCCACTAGGTGAACGCTGAATGGGTGGTAAATCTCTCCGTGGTACTAGTGGAGCAGGTTGGGGTGGTGGTGATGGTTCTGGAGTAGTTTGTTGGATTGGTGGTGGTGCCTCTTTAATCATTTCAATCTGATCTAGAATCATAGTCCACTGTTCTTTATTTGGATGCCAATCCTCCTTTTGCATAGACTGTACACCAGTTAACCATAACTTGAACTCGGATAACGTGATTTTCTTTTTTGTTTTTCTCTTCTGAGCCATTAAATTATATCTCCAGTAAGTATAGTATTTCTGAAATGTTTATTATAAGAGTCCGCAGGAGACACATTTATCCACCTAGTTTCATCAATGGGATGACACAACATATGATTCTTACTTAACGATGGAGAAAATGATTCGTGCATCGGATGGTAATCTATCGCCTCTATTACATGATGTTCTGGCATATAAGATTTGAATCCATACGAAAACGCATGAAACTTTTTTCCTAAAACAGATGCGACATCTGAAATATCAAGCTCTGATGTTTCGGGATCTACAATCATTATATTCCATGCTGCCGGAACAATAAAGGAAAAGTTATCAACTAATAATTCAATACCCGGTGATGTTATTGATTCAATAACATTGAGTGGTGTCAATGTAAAATCTCGCATCTCCAGATCCAATACCCAGAAATAATCTTCCAATAGAATTGGTTTTATGGTGTCTATAATTGATACCGACTCAGATTCTTGAAATATCAACATGGGTGGAACCTCTCATTATAGGTTTTTATTATACATGAATATATTTTATTATGCAAATAAATCATTATCCATATCACTAAATTTTATTTTCTGTTTAGAATATGGATATTCAGCCTCTTTATAAAATTTAATCCGTTCGCCCGTATGTCGTCTTGAAAACTTTAAGTCATTCGTAAAATCATATACCTTAACTCGATCTTTATCATCCCCCATACGAAGTCCTCGCCCAATTGATTGAATTACCTTAATTCCTGACTTTCCAAAATTAACAAATCCCAATAGAAAAATTCTATCAATACTTAATCCTGTTGATGCAATTTGTGCAGTTGCATATAATATTATGCCATCTTCCGTTTGATAGCGTTGATAAATTTGTTCCCTAGTTTTTGCACTATCCTTACCCGATAAGAACAATCCATTTTGTGTTGCATCACAAAGGCGTTGTCCATGCTTAACACCATCCACCAAACATAGGACATTGCCATAAGCATGACTAGCAATTTCAAGCTTATTGGCAACCCAATTTATATGATCTGTGTGTTGTTGATTATAGTTTTTCTCACTCGTCCAATCGGGCAAATATCCGTATTTAAAATCCATATAACTTAATGGAGTAGGTCTGGATAGAGTTTTTGTAAAGTCTCTTTTATATTTTGCATATTCGGTTTCAAAGTTATGCTCAAGTTCATAAATCTCAATATCTAAATTTGAAACAATTTTCTTGTCAATTAATTCTCGTGCCTTAACCGATACTAGAACCTCACCAATAGCAACTCTAATAGCCATTAAATCAATGTCTTCCTTGGGCATTGTGCCGGTTACACCGAACCGATAGGGTATGTTTCTACCATGTTTATTTAAAAGCTCTTGTAGGACCGCTCCTTTGGCCTGATGTACCTCATCTACAATAACTACATCATAGTCCTTCATCATATGTGGTGCATTTTTTAATGACTGCCATGTGGAAACAAGATGCATATGATTTGTTTCCTTTTTATCACCATAAAATATACCAGCATCTAAATTCAACAGCATATAATCTGTGTGTGTTTGTCTAACCAATGTCTTATTTGGGACAATAGTAAGGACTCGCAAATCATCCAAATCTTCATATATTTTTGTCATCGTTCCGGTCATCAATGTTTTTCCTGAACTCGTGCTAGCCTCTCCGATGCCGGAACCCTCTCGTGTTAATTTGTTTATAACTCGGACTTGATGTTCTCGTAAAACAAGAGGGCTTCCCTTGTATTCAATAGTATCCTTCCAATAATTTTCATCAATCTCATCGGGAATGGGTAAATTATTTAATCGCTTATCATCTACTTTAATTTTGTAATTATATCCCGTTAATATGGGAACAATTTCATCTAATAGATTTATATAAGTTGATCCTTCCAGTGTAAAAAATGCAATTGTTCCATCCCAAACACCCAATTTAAATTTTGCATTATAAAAGCGGGTCGGAACCAAAATTGAAAATTTCTTCTTTAAGAGCTTTAAGTGCTCGTCATCAAGACCTAATATAGAACAATTGACCTCATCTTTGAGAAGAATAGTACAGGAGCGTTTCTTCATAAAGTAATATCTTCTAGTCCAGCGACACGAATTCTAGTAATATTGTTCATCGCATATCCAACATTACGAAAATTTTCAACTGCTGATGCAAACAGGTCATGCAATTCCTTTACTTCCAACATAAGAATATAGACATTAATGTACGCCTCATCTGCATCGATATATTTTTGAATTTCTCTCTCACCCAATGATACATTACTACCCTTCTTAATACCTTTATATAGCACACCTCTTATTTGGGAAACCCTAGCTTCCATATAAGCAAGTATTTTTTTCAATTCTGTATGGCGTTCTGAATAATAGGCGAACCAAGATGGATTTTCCATATTAATTTGCTCTAGAGTTTTATTTTTCATATTGATATGTTCTTTATAATTGGCATATTCAACGTCATAACGCTCTAGAACATCTGGCAATCTTTCGTACTTCTCACCGAGATCTATATCACCGGCCATATCAGTTTAGTTTACCGGGAACATTACTAACACTCTCAAGTAATCTAGATAAGTATTCTTTATCTTCCTTTTCATTCTCAGATAAATTATTAAGAATTGATTCCAAATTATCTCCAGCATCTACAATATCCGTTAACTCGGGATCGTTGAGTAATTCATCAACCAAATCACTCGATAAGTTTGTTCCCTGAACAGCAGTCATGGTCAGTAGATATTCAAGTGTAAAATCAACATCGTTTCTATCAACAACTTCTCTACTCAACATGATATTAATACTTTTGGTCCCCCTATCCATTGTGGTCTGGTCAACTACCTTTATTTTATTTCCATTAATATCAGTAACCATCTTCCCCATTGGGGGTATTGCAGATAGGGATACTAACATTCCACCATCGCCAATATCACCCTCAACATCAATAACGGCGTTAATAAATTCTAATTTATAATCACTTGATATAATGTCTTGAATAATGGCATATTCTTCGATTGCTCGGCAGATAGGAGCAATCTCAACAAAAATTAATTCATTACTTTTATTATAGTCCCTATATCGTTTTAACATCAAATCTCTCACTTTTTGTGTCATGTTTTACTCCAAACCATCTCTTGCATACGCATCATTACGGCTGCTATATATTTCACATCAATATGCTCTCTAAGAGTAGTCTTATTATACATATCTTTTATTTTTTTGTCTAGATCATCTGCATATTTTAATAATTCATCATATTGCATAGATCCATTTCGAATTGCCAGTAATTCATCAGCATCCTCTCTAAAAACATTAACTTTATGTGTATCAAGAATTTCATAACTCATCCTCAACAACCTAACAAGATGGCTCGCATTCTTACAATCGTAACTATACTTCTCTTCTAAAATAGACCTTTGTGGATTTCTATTCTTTTTCCATTCCCAATAATTCTTATGCTTGTTTTTAGATTTTTGGTACTCCTCGCGATTAAATTTGAAAATCGCCAATGGATTTAATGTAGTTCTATCAAAATTCGGGTGCTTAATGAACGAGCCGTCCTTTCGTGAAAGATATTCGCCCTTCATTTCATACAACCCATAAATATCATTTCCATATGGGACTGCAATGTGATCTTTAATATAATGGTGAATGGCAAATGTTGAGGGTAACATTTTTTTATCACCAAACCATTGAACCAATGAAACATGATCTCTCTGTTTTGGGGGGGTTTTTGGTGTTGGTATGGATATCCATTTTGCATGACTTTTCATTTTATGAAGTTCACCATTTGCGTAACCTGCTGTTGATCTAGCTGCTGCAGAGGATAGTAGATTGCCTCGAACACTTCTAATGTATTCGTATGCAGGACTTGTCTCGATGATATCTTGATCGCGGACCCACAATAGTTGAAGAATGTTTGGGTTTTGGGTGTAGAGGAGATTCATAAAATGCTTTAATTCAAAATATTTTGTATCTTCCTCGGTTTCAATATCAATTTCTTTAATATTAAAGAATGGTGTTAGATAACTTTTCTGATCAGCGCAGAAGATGCCACGCATATCAACATCAGATGTCTCTATTGCAGTTCCATATGCATGAGATCCTTCTAAAACTTTACAAATTTTACAAATTTTATTGCGTTCTAATAATTCATTGGTGTTCATTGAATTTTACTCAATATAAATGTTTAGTATATTCAAATTTTAGTTTACCACAATCCCATATTCTATACAAACCAGCATTATCACAGTTTTCTCTTTCGGTTAATTTTGGGTTGTAGTTTTTAATTTTATTTTTTAGATTTTTATGACGATAACCAAATTTATGCTTTCTTTTATTTTTTCCCGATGAATAAAAATATGTTGGTGGAACTTGGCCTATTAATTTCCATTCCGTATCATTATATAATTTCCCATCACTCCATCTAAGATCAGCATAAGTTATAAGGCTTTTATTTGAATGTTCTTTGGTGAAGGCTTTTATTATTTTGGAGAAACCGCCCACTACACTACAGTTAGTTGCATAACGACTCAAATTATAGACAGATTTAGTTTCTTCGAACAGTGCTAATGCTACTAAATTACCGTCACAATCTTCCAAGCCAATATTTTTTGTCCCCCTACCATTTCCCTGTATATGATTTTTATCAAAAAATGTTTTTCTTTTATAATAATTTATATTTGTTATTATATTACTATTTCTTCCATATATTTTATGGGCATTAGAGATTCCCAAAACATGTAAAATTTTTTTAATTACCAAATCTTCATTTAGTAATATTTCATCTTCAAATATAGTTAATAGTCGATAGCCTGCCTTATTAGCATCAAGTAATTTTGTAGCATGATAATGTTTATCTTTGCCTGCTTGCTCTGAATGGTAATATAACCCACAGATTTCGATAGCAATTGATTTATTTGGTATTACTATATCAAGTTCTTGTTTAGAAGAAAGAATAGACCGATCATTTACCAAATAACTTACATTATGAAAATCTAATATTGAACATATCCGTTTTTCGTATGATGATCTGGGATATCGAACCGTTTTAATTCCACGCATTTTCATATACACACCAACTGTTGAATCTTGAACATTCAACTCTTTGGATATTTCTATTAGACTTTTTTTAAATTGGTGATGTTGTTTTTTTAACCATTTAACATCATCTAATTTTCTCTGTACATCATCTAGTAATGCATTTGGATGTACAAACATCTCCTTATTACATTTAGGACAGCCGATTTTCTTGGATATATGACTTGCTAATGGTAATTCAAATTTTCCATGTTTTGGGCAAATGATAGGTATTACATCATTGTAATTTTTACGTTCCACCCACAAAGAATAATCATATTGATTATTGTGTTTTTTTACTGCTTCGCGTTTATAGGAATCAAGTGATCTTCTCGGGGTTCTACATTTTTTGCACCCAGATCCTCTCATATGATTTGCCACCGAGCATAGAAAAAGTCCATGTTCTGGGCAAATAACTGGAGTATCTTTTCTATGATAATCTTTACTGGTCCCACCATAAGTAACCCATAGTGAGTAATCATATTTATTGCTATGAATTATGTTTAGTCTTTCTATAAATTTTTTTATTTTCTCTTCATTCATTTAAACAATATTAATCATCTTCAAGAAGAATATTTTCGTCAAATTTCTCTTTACGTCTCGCCTTCATGGTTTTCCCGTCACCAACATCTTCAGATTCGACATCATCTGCAATAATAGCTTCTAGGTGAACCGAACTAGCCAATTTTTCACATTCATCAAGAATATCATCTTGATATTTAGAAAAATTCTTCGATTGAAATTTATCACCAGTTTTCGAAAAAGTATACCATGCACCCGTTTTAGTTACGACTCCCAATGATTCAGCGATGGCCAACAAGCCATTGAACGGGTCCATACCAGCCTCATACGGAACTTCAATAGTAACAGATTCGAAAGGTTTAGCGAATCGAGTTTTATATCCGTAACATTTCATCCTAATACCAGTAATTACGTTATCAATCTTATCTTTTAGATTCAATTTAGTGACAAGAACAATTTGACTACACGAATATTGTAAACTGTCGTTTACAACCCACACACCCTTACCGTTCTTTAAATCCTGATTAGCATATACCTGAGCAGTAACTGCAATTGTAATATCGGTGCCACGAATATTATTCGTAAATGACTGAAGCATTGACTTAACTTGTTTTGATTTCTGCCCTTGATCTCCTTTATTCTCACCCTTTTCAAATTGGTCCTGCTCATTATCAGTCATTAACATGTTTATACTATCAATAACAATCAATACTTTCTCTCTATCTTCTTCATTCACACCATCATATTCTTTCTTCCAGCCTTGAATAATAGATGACACAGTTTTTTTACATTCAGCAATCGTTCCTGCTGCGACATACGAGTAATTATTTTCTGTATCTACACCCAATTTGGATACAAAATCATCATCTAGTGCATTTTCAGAATCAACTGCAACTACATACAATCCCATATTTTGTGCTTCTCTCATTAGATTAGCAACATTGAATGATTTCCCTGATTGTGATGGTCCAGTAAATGCAGTGATTCTACCTTGTGGTATACCCCGAATAAATGATCCAGAAATAATCTTATTGAGAGCATAATTTCCAGTTGGAATCCAATATGTTGGTGGTTCAGATTTACCTACTGAAATTCCAGCCTTTTCAATCTTGGTCATTGCGTCTTTCATAAATTTCATAAAAATTATACTCTCAATTATTGTGGATGATTTAAAATAAAATAATATTACTTATTTTTTGCAGCGGCCCTACGAGCCTTGATTCTAGCAATAACTGCATTACCATCATCCTCATCCTCATCCTCATCCTCATCCTCATCCTCATCGTCTTCTGGCTCTTCTACAACCTTTTTTCGGCGCGATGATGGCTTACTAACAACTTCCTCTTCATCATCTTCTTCATCATCTTCTTCATTCTCTACCTCTTCTACAACCTTTTTTCGGGTGGTAGTAGGTTTACGGCGAGGGCGAATTTCTTCCCCTTCTTCGTCAGCATCCTCTTCTTCCTCATAAGCGGTGCCAGTCATTGCTGCCTTTAATTTGGCCTGAACACTCTCTAAACTAGGTTTTTCTGGAAGTAGGGTGGATAAATCAATCAATTCCTTTTCGACCAACTCAAGTTCATCATCCGTCAAAGCAGTTTCTTTGCGAGCAAATTTCGTCCCCAGAGCATAATCAGACCACTTACCCTTCTTTCCTTTGGTGATAATGAAATCGGAACCTTCCTCATAATCAAAGGGAATTTCATCAAGATCTGCAAACCCTGAAACCATGATTGCATGAATCTGGGGACCAATGACTACTGCCTTTACCTTCCCCTCACATGTATCATCAGGATTATCATATGATATTGGATCTTCCTTGACTAAAACTTGTGCCAAATGCGAAACTTTTCGGTAGAATTTACCACCATTAACCTCATCATCTTCATTATAGAAGCTCTGTGCAACATCACAAATTGGGCAATCTTCACCATACATCTTGAGGCATGGGACTGTTTCCTTCTTCCCATTAATTTCGAGTTTATGGACATGCTTTTCTACTAAAAACCCCCTCGGATTATCAGTATTTGCATCTGGGAGAAAACGAATGGTGCAAGAATCATCGAACTCCATATTGAAGAAATTATAATATTTCCCCTTAGAACTATTTCCACCCGATTTCCCACCACTAGCAAAGGCACTTTTCAGGTCATCTAAACTAAATTTTTTAGCCATGTATTTTTCTCCAAATAAACACGTTTTTATTGTGTGATGAAGTATATGCTCTTAAAATCTAATTGTCAAATGTTTTTACGGTGTATACCACTCCATTGTTATTGTCTGACCGGATGTTGAAGCAACTCGCATAACTTGTCCAGCGGTCGGCCTATTTGGGGGCATAATCATTGTATAACTTTCAGTCATCACTGGAGACGATGCAACACGAGTTTGAAAAGTATTAGTACCAGTGTATGAAAATAACTCAAGCTCTGCAGTTGCAGATGTTCCCGCAGCAACTGGTTGATTTCGTATAGAAAGTTTATTGGTGGTATTAAATGTTCCAACACTGGTATGAACTGACCCATCAAGTCTAACATTTACTTGCGTATCATTCAATAATATGTCAGAATTACTACCATGACTAAAAAAACTTACGCTTCCGTTATTACCAACATCGGTTCTTGTATTGCCAGTGCCGCCATCAATAGTTATTTTAGATACTCCACCATCATTAGGTATATTGATTTCAGAGGCAGTAAGTTGAATTAAATCATCTTGAAGTCTTATACCCGAAACCTCATTATTATTTCTTCGCATAATAATATTACCAGAAGAATTTATAGAATCTGAGTTAAATAATATGTCAGCAATAATGGGGCTGGTGTCAATATCAAGTGTTAGGCCAGTATTAGTGCTTATTCTCCCATTAACATTAATATTCTCAGCTTCTAAATTATCAACATTTATATCTTCGACATTTACGATGCCTACAATAGTTTGGGGAGAAGTATCCGTTTTATCTAAATAATCACCCAAATGTTGTGTAACACTACTAGCCGATATTCTTACATTTGCAAATGTTCCGGTAGTAATATCGGCAGCATCATGAACATGGGCTGTTGGTGCCCTTGAGTTTGTCAATCTTGGATCATTATCAAGAACAATTGCCTCCTCAAACGTACTTCCAACACTTACCCGCCAATCATCAGTACTCTCTTTCCAGAATAATGATGTATTAACTTGACTCCCACGCTCGATTTCAATTCCACCATTTTCAGTAGGTGTTCCAGTAGCATCTGAATTCAACACAATAACATTATCACCAATATTAACTTCGGTGCTATTAATTGATGTAGTAGTACCTTGTACTGTTAAATTACCACTAACAATAACATTATCATCAAATGTTTTATTCCCTCCAATTGCCTGTGGCCCCGTTAAGTTAACAGTATTGTCTTCCATATATTCTAAATGTACTAGATCATTAGGGTTCGTTGGTAGTGTGTTAACGCTGGTGATTCGTGGGATGTTATTGAAAGTTTTTAGTCCTGTTATAGTTTGTGTTGTACCTATAGTGACTAAATTACTGGCTGTTGTGTCAACATATCCCTTAGTAATTAACTGATTATCATTGTTTGGTGCTGATGTTGATGATGTTAA